GTTCCAAACGTTAGCCTCAACAACACCCGTGCCTTTGTGACCTTTGTTAGTAGTGCAAGTGGTAACCATTACAAATTTTGACCCTTTAAATATATAGCACTTGTCATCGAACTTGTCGGGAGTATCTTCGTTTGAGCGCACGAATAACGCCCAATAGTTTGAAGGAATCTTTTCGAAGCTTTCAAGTTCTTTAACCTTGTCTAAAAGTTGTTTGTCGGTGTATTTTCTCACGTTATTCATAAACCTATTTTTTTATTGGTTTTTAATAGTATTATAATAAGGGCAACAAGTCCAAGAACAACCGCTAAAAACTTCATTACGCTTGACCAACTGGTTTTTTTTTCCGCTTGAATTTCTTTTCGTTCCGTCTTTGCGTCTTGTTTAACCTTTAGTCTTTCCGTTTTAGCTTCTTGTTGAATTTGTTCCTTAATTATTTTGTATTCGGTCTTTGTTTCATACCTAGTTTTTGGAACGTATACCGTATTGTTTTGAACTATTGTGTCACGGTAGTTGTAAAAGTATTCTTTAAACCCGTCTTTTATTACCGAGTCCCTGAAATAAACTCTTACCGTGTCAATTCGTGTTTCAATCTTCGCGCCTTTTTTTATTGCCTTGTTAATATGATAGGAAGCTGAACAACCGTAGAATAATAAAAATAATGCAGTCAGTAAAACCGCAAACAAAAATCCTAAAAGTTTCTGTAAATCTATCATTCTTGGATTTCTTTTTTGACGTCCTTAACCTTTCGAACCGTGTTTATTATTTTTTCAAGAAACGAATAACCCTTAACCGCTTTAAAACTTTCGTCCATCGATTTGACCTCAATTGAAATCAAAACCAACGCTAACAATTTAGTACTTAAAAAATCCACGGCAACAACCGTTTGTGTTAAGTCGTTTAAGATATAAAAGTCCGTGCAATAAGTTATGATAACCGCAAAGCAATAAGTAATTAATTTCGGCACAAAGCCGTGGCGAAGCTTTTTAGACTGAATTGAAACGTTTGTATTGTATGCACGCCAAAGTCCGAATAAAGTGTCTATAATCGTACTTAAAGCCACCAATAAAACGATATATTTTATAGGACTTAAAAATATTAATAACGCCTTAAATAACCCTGAAATAAAAGATGCTATTTTCATATATCAATTATTGCTTGTAACCAACTCCCGTTATTTGGTCTTGTCGCTCCAAGTTTTACCGCGATGGCTTGAATAACTACGGGGTAACGTACTAAATCAGCTTCTAAAACTACGGCAATACTTCGTAAATCATCACCACTTTGACGACCTCCGTAATGCTCTTGTAAAGCTTGTGTCCAACTTCCGTTAATAGGTTCTCGCAAACCTTCTTTATTTGCCCATCTTTCGATTAAACTCATAGTATTAATATTTGATTAGTAAAACCAGTGTCTTCGCGTTTTGATGGCTTAATATCGCTATCTTTATTAAGTAAAGAAATGAATTCAGGAAACAAGTCTTTGTTTTCTTTTAAGTACTTAAACAACCTAGCCTCGTAAAATGAAGCCTTTTGTGCGTAATGCTCCATTGAAAACACCACTTCGTTTTGTGTAACTTGGCTTGAATAGTCCCCGAATTGTTGTTGAATACCTTTGTTTTTAAGTTGGTAGCTTAACCCGAAAACAGCATCTTCGGCACTTCGCCACGCAACTACGGGTTGAATATAGGTTACTAAAGTTTCTTCGTCGTTGTTTAAGGTTTGCGCATTATAACCCGTTAACATATAATTGTAAAAGTACGTGCCTAATATCGGTTGAACCCTCATATCACTTTGAGTTTTAATATAAGGAACAACATCATTCACATCTACGTTTGCAGTTATGGGTGTTTGTGTCTTGAGATAGGATTCAGTTATAAAGTAAATCATAGCGTTGTAGTTTGGGTTGCTTGTCCTTTCGATTGGTCACCACCTTCAACGGGTGGTAAAGAAGCCAGTGCGCGAATTTCGTTAATTGTCATCGACTCAAGTACTTTAGTTGCTAGTAAAGGCGACATTGTGTTTAATGAATCGTTAACTGCGTTCGTGTTTTCGTCTAGTTCTACAATAGTCTCATTAACGATTTGGAAGTTGTTTATTGTGAACGTAGCTTTTAACTTGCTTATTTCCATTAAGTCGTTAACTATTTCTTCAACGATGTCACGCAAAGGAATGATTGTATTTTTTTCGAATATTATGTAGGCTTGTTTAATGTCGCTTCCTGAACCTAGTTTTCCACTAACTCGAATACCCATTAATATTGGGTCGATTATATGCGCCTGACAAATCTTTGAATCTATTGATTCGGTCGTGTTTTGAAATAAGTTGTCGTTTGAATTTGTTGGAATCGATTCGATTTTTGGTAGGCTTTCTTGATTGTTAGCAAAAAATGCAATAGCCTTACCACCGTTTGCCGCTCCTTTTGCCCTATCCAAAGTGTTTTTAATGGCTATTTTTTCCTCTTCGTTTTGTGGTTTCTTTGGAAACATCATTGCAAAACTCGGGAAAATTGAATTCTGTATGTTCGCCTTTTGGAGGTAACTCATTTCGCCATCCAAAAACGCCCAATTCATAGCGCTTGAATACTGCGGTAATGGATACACGTCTTGTCCTACTGAATGACTTTCATATATATACAAACATTCTCTTTGATTTAAACCCCATTTATAAGGCTTTAAGGTCTTAATGTCGATTTGACTGCTCCAGTCGTCACAGATGAAATAGTTTTCACCGTATTTGTCACGCCTTACCTTTTCCGCGCCTATATGTTTAATCTTTACAACGTCCCCAATTTGGTTAAAGCATAAATAAAAATACACTCTGTTGTGAATAATAACGTCTTTTGTTAGAACTGGCAACAACTTTTTAAGCTTTACTCGTTTGTCAAAGGTGTATACGTCGACCTTTTCCATTGCCGTGGCGTTCTTGTCTACGGTTATTTCGAAACCACCACCAACCGCAGCGTTTGTTTTATAGTCTACAATTGCACCGTGTAAGGGTGAAGTGTAATACATTTGGTTAAGTAGTTGAGGGTAAAGGTTGTCCGAACCGAATCGAATATAACCGTTTACTTGTTGTCTAGGGTTTACGTATGGTAAAGAAAGGTTTCCTTCGCCTACCCTTAAAAAAGGTGTTGAAAACGCTTGGTAGTTGTTACCTTCAACAACTTGAACGCTTTCTTTTTTGCCTATTTCGAATCCGAATATTTTCATTTAATCGTAAATTGAATTTGATGTTCCGTTAACTACCAATCGACCTTCTTCGACAAGGTTTAAACCACTTGCGCTCGTGTTTGGTCCAACTACAATTGGAACAGGACTTTCGTAAACTGAATAAGTGTATTGTCCTATTATTAACGTAAGGTCGACGCCCTCTTCTAAAGTGAATAAATTGTATCGATTTATGTAAGGCGACGTGTCAACACCCACCCAGTAAATTGGTTGTGACGCCGTGTTAAATTCGTTCTCAAACACGAACAACCAAGTCGGTGCGCTAATGGTCGAATTCTCGGTTAACGTTAACGCGAAAGTGTTTATTTCTCCCTTGTCTAAATAAATCATACTTAATAATAGTATAAATACGTAATTGTTATAAAAACACAAAACCCCCGACGTTAATCGAGGGTCTTATTAGATATAGTTTAGTTTAAACTAATAATCCAGCAATTATCGCAGGGTCAACTTCGTAAGCTAGTTGTTCGTTTTCAGCAGTCAAAACAACTGAATATTTAGAACCGTCAGCCTTCGCAGTCCCTGAACCTTCGCCGTATGCAGTAACTTGCATATAAGGGAAAAACCAATATTTTCCATTACCGTCTTTTACGATAACCGCAAGGTCTCTTTGACCTTCGCCTAGTGTTTTAATTGACCTAGATTTGGCGCCCTCGCGACGGTGAAACATTAAGTTCACAGTTTGAGTAACGAAAGAACTACCGTTAATTAAATCAATCGCGCCCTCTTCGGTAAAGTTTGAAGTGTTTCTTCTAAACTCAAATGATAAGAAAGGGTCAGCAACTGGAAGTGTTGTAATCATCCAGTCATTCGCGTTTACGACCATTGACACCAAGTCAACATTTTCTAGGTCGTTTATATATGCTTCTGTAATCGAACCGATGTTGTTATCGCATCCTTTTACAATTTCTTCTAAAGTTGTACAAGCCATTTTATAAAGTATTAAAAAAGGGGTGAGGGCTAACCCCGACCCCCTTCAAATTAGTAATTAAATTAATTAGTCAAAACAGATGTTGTAAACAACAATCTCCGAAGGGTTAGTGTAATGGAAACCTACCTTCATATTTGCACGAGTTCTCAAATATGGTTCAGCAACCGTGTCAGTTAAGTTAACCGCTTTCAAAGCTTTAGAGTCACCTTCACCATCAAAAGCGAAAATTAAATTACTTTTTAGCGTTAACACCATTGTGTCGTTAGGCATACCATCAGCAACCACAACTTTAACACCCAAGAAAGTTAAACCTAAAGGAAGTGTTACATAAGTTTGAGTGTTACCCGTAGCCGCAGCAAGTTCGTATGCAGCAGCAACATTTGAAGAAACATAAAATCTCAAATCAGCTTTCTTACGAATAACCGCAGCAGGCAAAGAAGTGTAAACCGCAGTCATTTGAGCAATTACGTTAGTGTTGTCAATAGCACCTGCGTAAAGACCTGCAGCAATTGATTCGTCACCACAAAGTTTAACAAGGTAACCGTCACACAAAGAAAGAACTGGTTCTTCAGTTAAACTAGTGTCACCCTGCCATCTGATTAACTCAAGGTCTTCCTGAATTCTCAAAGACATTTCGTTCCAATAGTAGTTCATAAAAGAAGCTACCGTGAAATCACCGTTAGAACCTTGAGTCATCTGCAAAGAAACGAATGACTGCTCTAAAGAAAATTGACATATCTCTGCCATAGCTGATAAGGGACATACCGTAATGTCAATCGCGTCCAATGAATCCGGTGGAGCGGTAAAATTACAATTAGAAGCTCTCAAGATATTTCCGAAAGTAACGTTAGCTAATTTAGTCTCTGACTTAATACCCGGTAAAGTTCTGTAATTGTCAACTAAATCTTCAGTTAAATAAGCACGAGAGTAAAACTCGTCAGGGTTAGCACACAAAAGTGCGTTAGTTTCGATATCCAAATCGAATTTTAATTTTCTGTTCATTTTAATTTTCTTTAAATATTTGTCTATACTTTTTTAAACGGTCAATTGCCGAAAACTTTTGCTCGGACAATTCAACTTCTTCTTCTTCCACTTCTTCTTGAACTGGAATTAATGCTTTTACTTCTGCAATAGCCTTCATTAATTCAGTGGCTAAAGCGTCTAAAACGGGTTGAACGATAGCAAGAACCGCCTCTGAATCCGTTTGAGGGTCAACCGCCATCGCGATTTCTTCTTCAACAACTTCTTCTTTAACTTCCGCTGCCGTTACCCCTTCCGCTTCGATTTCTTCTTCAACGACTTCTTCAGCCATTTCCGCCTCCATTTCCACGGGAACTTCTTCTTTAATCTCAACAACTTCGCCGTCTTTTACAACGTAAATTTTGCCTTCGATTAAATGTTCTCCATCAGGTAACATCATATTATATTTGTTTATTTGGTTGCTTAATTTAAGACCTAGAAACCCCTCAATACTAAACCCGACTTGGTCGCTTTCTACTAACTTCGAATAGTATTCTTTGTCAGTAATTTGAGCGGTTAACATTAACGTTCCTTTTGGGACGTCAATACCATAACTTGAAAACGCTTTGTCTTCTTTTGGATTCTCAACTATCCAAGCCTCGAGAATATAGGCAGGAACTTTTTTATCGGTATGCTCTAGGTTAAACAAGTTTTGGTTGTTTAAGTCCTGCATAAACTTCGAATAAATATTTTCTATTTCGTCTTCAGTAAATTGAACAAAATATTCTTCGCCTTCGTCGTTACGGTAAATGTTCATCGGAATCATTGCAGGTGCTACGATTCTCATTTTTGGTTCGTCTTTGAAATGGAAAATTTGCGCTGAATTAAACGCCATCCCTTTTACCATTACCGCAGGTTTTGAGGTGAATGCAATCATATCGATTCCCAAGTCTTCGCCCTCGCTGTATTCTTCGTCAATTGTAATTTTATAAAGAGGTAAATCTTTAGCCATACCTTATAATAGTATAAAAATTTGTTTGTTATTTTTTTTATATTTGTTGAAAACTTATAAGATGATAAAACTAGGTAAGCAAGAAATTCCGAATGTAATTAACGAACTAACAATTGAGCAATTTGAAA